TAAAACAAAAGAGCCCCTTTAGGGGCATAAAGTAAGAAGTTGCATGGTAGCTTGAATAAAGTGAAAGCAGCGCCTTGAGGCGTTTGTAGGCACCAAGGGCTTATAGCCAAAAGTAAGCCACCCGTTTTACGGGTGGTCTTGACTGTTGCGGGGGATGGACTTCTTTGCTCAAGTCAGACACGTTTGCTTGCGCTCCGCGCTGCGCGAACGGTCTTTTTCGCAGGCCTGCCGCTAAAAATGCCGACACTGCGGCATTTTTTCCGCCGCGCAACGACGGCGGCCGCGGCTTCAAGTCCATCTAAATCATATGCGAAATAAACAAAGACCATCCGATTGGATGGTCTTTGTTTGTTTGGTTGCGGGGGCTCGCACCAAGCGGTACACAAAACCAGATATCATAACCACCGCTGTCAAAAATAACTATTTTGTCAACCAGGGCGAGCACTGCTCGACGCTGCACCTCTTTTGAAGCCTTTCTAATATCGCCAAAGTGCTCGAGCTGTGCGAGTATTTCAGCGCGAGAGAAAGTTGATGAACGTACATCCTGCAGCTGACTTTCTTCTTCGCGTAAAGCATTCAGTTTTTCTATAAGGCGCTCATGATATGCACCTCGGCTTATTGCATCCACGATGTTCTCAATTTCTTTGTGAACCTTTTGCAGACGCTTTTTGGCTTCGACTTCTGCACCCGAATTTTGTTGTGAAAACAAGAGATCTGCAGCCGCGTCCAGATCGTAGAAAAACTCATCGTAGATAGTGGTTATTACTTCTGCCTCAATATATTCTTTGTTCACTCTTCGGTTTCCGCAGCGCTTACTACACTCATAATAACCATAGAACTTTTTCGCACGTCCTCCGCGGACTGTTATACCGCTATAAGTAGCCCCACAACCACCGCACACAAGCTTTCCAGATAAAAGGTAGAAATGCTTTGCCCGGCCTGCGGCATTGCGCTTGTTTGCTCGCATGCGGCTTTGTACCAGCCTCCACGTTTCAGGGTCAATAATTGCCGGCATACCATCCTCGACACGGATGATATCTGCGTCTGCGTTGCGCTTCTTTCCGGCACCATAGGATCGTACGTTAAATGTGAAAGTACCAACATATCTTTCGTTATTCAGTATGCTGTTTAGAGAATTTTTTCCGAAAGCACTACCACCTTTGGTCCGTTGCCCGCTGAGCTCTGTGAGAATGTCGGCATAAGAATGTCCGGTGGCATATAATGAAAAAATCTGTTTTACGATTGCGGATTCACGGTCGTTGATGACATACTTCAGATCCACGATGTCGTAACCCAGTGGTGCGCGTCCGCCAGTGAATTTGCAGTTGTAGGCGTTTTCTTTTAACCCCTTCATAGTTTCAATGGCAAGATTTTCGGAATACATCTGATCTTTGCCTGCGATTACAACTTCCATGAATCTACCAGTGGGATTGTCTTCGATTGGTTCACGTACGGAAATCACTCGAACATCGAATTTCCGCAGCTCAGCTTTATAAGTAATGCTGTCTTTTGCATTCCTCGCGAATCTGCTGAACTCATGAACAATAACAGCATTAAAGTTGCGCAGGCGAGCGTCAACCATCATTTTCTGAAACTCATCGCGTTCATCAGTCTTGCCAGAAAGTGCTTCATCTGAGTATACCTTGACAATCTCATACCCATATCGATCAGCAAACGCGTTTATAGCACGTAACTGTGCGTCAATGCTTTCTTCTCTTTGGTTATCGGATGAATAACGCGCATAGGCGACTGCTTTCAAGCTGATTCCTCCGATCTTTCTATTGTGATTTGCATAATCCCTAATGCAGCATTCAAGATTGAAAAATCAATACTATCGACCAATAAAACGCTGTGTGATCCATAATCAATGACAATTCGTTTTCCATCTGCAACTGACGCAATAAAAGCTTCCGGATTTTCTTTAAACTCATTCAAACTAACGTGAATCATGTAGACACCTCACTAAACTCAGGAAACACATCAAAGGTTGATCCGTTAGGCAATGGAAGCGCATGAAATACTGCTGCTTTTACGAAACTAATACAATTTGGGCATGGATTCGCGCTTGAACTGCGATAACATCCTTCGGCTATTGGGGGGAAGACGGGCAGCCCATCATCCTCTGCAACTGTCACCAAAATTGTTGGTGTAAAATTTGCCTTTGCTTTTGGGCACTGAACCCGTGCTTTGATACGATAATAAGAAATCATACGAACCTCCCGAATACGAACGTGTGTTTGCATTATCGCACGCTATTTCGATTTTGTAAAGCTAAGCAGAAGTTGTTTCTTGATTACACGCTTTAGTACTGATATTATAAGGGTGCAGAAAAGAGACCCTGCCTAGGGCGTTTTACTATCTGCACTCACCGCTTTAGTGGTACGAACACTGAAGCGGTTTTTTATCTTTTGGAATAGAGATAATTCTTATAATTTTATCAGATTAAAATAAGCAATTGCTTGACCATTAAACTGAGGGAATTCGCCTCCATTTACATTAAGAGCTACAGCAAGAATACCAAGTAAAATGGCGATAATCACAGAATAGAATCTTAGGTAGTGAACAACAGCTTCGGCAATTGCCCATACAATTAATATACAAGTTCCAATTAACATTAATACCCAAACGCCACCACCATCCCCCGCAAATGCTGCGGTGAAAAAAGCTGCGAGAATCGCAAATAAACCCATTGTGTTTAAGCCGCGTCTTGGTTTTTCACTCTCTTTATATACTGAGTTAGCATCAAGTTTGTTCATAGGTCTCCCATCTATTTGATTAGACTAAAAAATCCAACTGCTTTACCTAGAATTCGAGCCGAATGGGCGCCATTGATCTGTATTGGGGCATAAGCCGGATTTTCTGCTTGTAAAATCATACCGTGAGCAAGCTTATAAACCCGCTTTAGTGTCACTTCTTCTTCATCAATAATGACGGCTGCAATCTCGCTATTCTCAACATCATCTTGTTGTCGAATATAAACAACGTCACCATCAAAAATACGCGCACCTGTCATGCTGTCACCTTTACAGCGTAAAGCAAAATCACAATGGATACCATCAGGAACATCAACATATCCATCAAGATTTTCAACAGCAAGTATTGGATCGCCGCAAGCTATGTTTCCTAACAAAGGTTTTTTCGTTGTTAACGGAAGAGTCATGATGCCGGGAAGACTTAAAATATCGCTAGTATCATTTGAAAAGAAATACTTTGGAGATACGCTTAATGCTCCGCATAGATTTTCGACCATATCCATATCGGGTTTATTGATGTCATTCTCCCAGTTGCTGATTGCTGTATTAGTTGCGTCAATTAAATCGGCTAACTCTTTTTGGGTATAGCCTTTTTTCTTACGCGCCTCTTTAAGTTTATTACCGAAAGTCATGGTATCACCCCTCTGTCTGGAATCATACACCGCAATTTCGATATTGTAAATAATTATTTTCCAGATTAGCTGAAATTATTCTGGAATTCTAGTTGACATTACAGCGAAGCTGGAATAATATGAATATATTCCAGAATTACTGAAATAAAGGGGGATGCCAAATGTGTGTAGGACTTCGAATTCTTGAGTACATCCAAAGTAGCGGTATTTCACAAGCACATGTAAGTAAAAGAGCGGGGATTTCACTTCCCAAACTCAACTTAGCTCTACACGGGCGAAGAAAACTGCAAATGGATGAATATGAGGCCATATGCTATGCCCTTGATGTAAACCCAGATAAATTTCTCGTCCCACGACCGATAAGCGGCGAGAAGAGCGCGTAAAAAACAAGCAGATTGCTCCCGGCGCTTTTCGATGGATGCGGTAAATGGACACTACCTTTCCGGACGAACGGTTTTTTACGCTCTACCAGCGGTTTTTACGTTCGTCACTGTATTCATCGGAAAACGCCGGGCAAGGAGAAAAGATCATGTTTGAATTCATGAGCAATGCTTTTTACGCCCTCGTCGGCGTAGTGTGTATCAGTCTCGCGGCAACAATTCTCACTGCGGTAGTTTCAGGAATTGTCAATATGTTTAGAAAACAAAAGAGAGGGGGGAAGGGAAATGCCACTTGATATAAAAGGCGAACGTGCGCCAATGACAGCGGAGACATTTTTGTTTATTATTACCGGACTTTACGGACAGGCTGCAATTGATGCAATCCTGTCCGATATGTCAAAAGAAGAGAAAAGAGAGGAGGGATTAAATGAGCATACAACTTAAGGTAACAAAAAAGCCGGGCGACGTTGGCGCGTCAGTCCCAGCAAACGAAATTCATCAACGTCACAATACCACAAAAGCAGAGATTGTGTCAATGCTCGAAGCATTGCTGCAGCATTGCGCCGAAGATGTCGTTTCTCTCGAGCCGCAGTATAACGCGCGGGAAGAGTTGGAAACGATCAAGGTAACGTTTGTCGGCGGCGGCGTTCGCTATGCGAACGTTTACGCTGACAGCCATCTTTCCATATGCCGTGATGTTCTTAATCAGGCATTCAAATGATTGCCGTCTGCGCGGAATGCGGCTACAAGCTGCTCGTACAATTTCGCGATAGTGCGGAGATGCAGTCAACCTTACGGGAAGCCAGGTGGATCTGCATCTACATCAATAACCACTGGCACACCGTTTGCCCGGCGTGTAGAAAGGAGATAGAACGTGCAAAAGCTAAAACGGCGATCGCTTCTAATCGTAGCAGGAACGATGCTTTACGCATTGTTGCTTCTGTGGGCGATCCCGACATTGGCCGACGGTGAGGTAGAAATTATTACGATTGAACTTTCACCAACACCATCACCTTCACCAATGACGCCACCCCCAGCTACCCCTACACCAACACCTGTTACCCGCCCAGAATTACCATCTTATGACTATCCAGCAGAGGATGCGCGTTGCCTATCCCGCGGGATATGGAGTGTATGCCCGGCAAGTCCAACCCATGATACAAAATTGGCGTTTTGTGAGCTCGTGCAAAATCGTGAAGATGATACCAGCGGCGATTTTGATGATGGCATCAGATGGATACTTCTGCAAGGGAATGAATTCCCCAGTTATGATCCGGACGCATACCGATCCCATGCGAACAACGAAATAGCGGACTACGCTATGCGCTCATGGATTTATGCAACTGTTACAGGTGATCGGTCTTATCGGTTGGTACCGGAAGATGGACTTTACTGTGATTTTTATCGCATTCATGGATGGGATTACATCAAAATCTACAATCGTACCGGAGTTGTTGTTTACGACAGCGGTATAAAAAACTAATAAGGAGTTAACACATGAAATACGATACATGTCCTCAAATTTGCCCGAATTGCGGGGCGCATCTTGACGCAGGAGAAGTCTGCGATTGCATTGGTAAAGACGAAGGCGATCATGAAAAAGACTAAGCAGCAAGATGATCCCTTAACCGTGATCTGCGTCGCCGATTGCACGTTTCCTTGCAGATACAAACAGTTTCCTGCTTCAGGGAAAGTCGATCTAAGAGATCTACAACACACAAACTGGTGCGAAAAGGAGAATCGCCATGACGATGAAAATAAACAAGCTTGAAATCGAAAATGTCAAGCGCGTTCATGCGGTACGGCTCGAGCCAACGCAAAACGGGCTGACTATTATCGGGGGACGAAATGGGCAGGGGAAAACTTCTGTCCTGGACGCGTTGGCATGGGCGCTGGGTGGAGAACGTTTCCGCCCAAGCGCACCGCAGAACGAAAGTTCTGTTATTCCTCCAAGTATCCGTGTGGTGCTTAATAATGGCCTGATCGTTGAACGAAAAGGAAAAAACAGCGATCTCAAAGTCATAGATCCAACCGGCGTAAAATCCGGCCAGCAGCTTCTGAACAGCTTTGTTGAAGAGCTTGCGATTGATCTGCCGCGATTCCTGCATTCTACCGACAAAGAAAAGGCGGATACCTTATTGCGCATTATCGGAGTCGGCGATCAGCTACTTGAGCTTGATCGACAAGAGACCGATATTTACAATCGGCGCCGCGCAATTGGTCAGATTGCCGACCAGAAAGAGAAATTTGCGAAGGAGCAAGTTTACTTTCCTGACGCGCCCAAAGAACCTGTTAGCGCATCGGAACTTATTAAACAGCAGCAGGATATTCTTGCAAAAAACGGAGAAAACCAGCGGAAACGACAGAATCTTTCATATTTTGAAAGCGAAGCGGAAAAACTCCAACGCCAGTTTATGGATATTCAGGAGAAGATCCGGCTAAACACCATCGACCTGGAGACTGCTCGCAAATCCGCTCTTGATCTTGTCGACGAGAGCACAGAAGAACTTGAAAAAAGCATTCAGGATATTGATGAAGTTAACCGGAAAGTCAGAATCAACCTTGATAAAGAAAAAGCCGAGGACGATGCGAAGCATTATACCGAACAGTATCAAGCACTGACAACCGATCTTGAGAGCGTTAGGCAAAAGAAAACGGATCTGCTTACGTCTGCAGATCTACCGCTTCCTGGTCTGACGGTCGACGAGGGAGTGCTTAAATACAACGGCTTTCCATGGGACAACATGTCAGGATCAGATCGTCTTAAGGTCGCAACGGCTATCGTACGCAAGCTAAATCCGCAATGTGGTTTTGTATTGCTGGATCAGCTTGAGCAGATGGATATTCAAACTCTGAATGAATTTGGCTCATGGCTTGAGAGGGAAGGCTTGCAGGCGATTGCGACGCGAGTTTCTACCGGCGGAGAGTGCAGCATTATCATTGAGGACGGCTATGTTGTTGGGGATGAAGTATCTGAGCCTGCAACACAACCGGTTGGTTGGAAGGAGGGCACGTTTTAATGCAGATGGAAATTATCCGCGGCCGTCAACAGGCTGCCAAAAAAGTCGTTATTTACGGACCAGAAGGAATCGGCAAATCCACTTTTGCTGCGCAATTTCCTAATCCGATTTTTATTGATGCCGAAGGCAGCACGGCGTTTATGGATGTTGCACGCACGCCTAAACCTAGCAGTTTCACCATGTTGCTTGAGCAGATCAAGTATTTTATTTCAAATCCGCAACTTCTAAGAACTCTTGTCATTGATACAGCTGATTGGGCGGAGCGGATGTGCACGGATGATATCCTGTCTTCTTATGGGAAGAAGAGCATCGAAGACTTTGGATATGGCAAAGGATACGTGATGATCTATGAGCAATTTGGAAGCATGCTCAATCTTTGTACAACACTGGTTGAACGTTGCGGCGTCAACGTTGTTATCACTGCGCATGCATGGATGCGAAAGTTTGAACAACCCGACGAGATGGGGTCATACGACCGTTGGGAGCTAAAACTCGGACAGAAAACAGGATCCCGGACATCACCGATTCTGAAAGAGTGGGCAGACATTCTACTATTTGCCAACTACAAAACATATGTGGTCAACGTTGACGATAAAGGGACCGCTAAAGGGAAGAACAAGGTGCAGGGAGGCAAACGCGTTATGTATACCGCTCACCATGTGTGTTGGGATGCTAAAAACAGGTTTGGACTTGCAGAAGAACTTCCGTTCGAGTATTCCCAGATCGCGCACTTATTCGACGCAATTCCTGTTCCGGAAAAGAGCATTCCGATCGAGCCGGTTATTGCGCAGACACCTCAGGCCCTGCCTGCTAAGGAAGAAAACAGCCCGATCGACGACACGCCAATTCTTCCTGAGCCTCAACCAGTGCCATTTGATGCGGAAGAAGAAGAGCCTGAAGGCGAAGACGGCGTGCCGCAGGCGTTACTTGATCTCATGCACGCCAACGACGTCAAAGCGCATGAGATACAACTTGCGGTAGGTCTAAAAGGTTATTACCCCAATGATACTCCGATCAAAAATTATGCATCGGATTTCATAAACGGCGTACTTATCGCTGCTTGGTCGCAAGTGTTCTCTATGATTAAGCAGAATCGCGCCAACAACCCATTTATAAACTAACAGGAGGAAAACAAAATGGCAGAACAAAACAACATCCCGCGTGAACTCGGGTGGGAAGACGAAATCCAGAACGATAGCAGTTTTCAGCTGTTACCGGAGGGCGACTACAATTTCGGTGTAATCAGTTTTGAACGCGGCCGACATAACGGAAGTGACAAATTGCCACCGTGCAATAAAGCAATTCTGCAAATAAACATTTGGGACAAAGATAATAATCAAACCCAGATCACCCACAATCTATTCCTGCATTCCTCTGTTGAAGGAATATTGTGTGCATTTTTCATTGCCATCGGCCAGCGCAAACACGGTGACAAGCTGGCAATGAACTGGGCATCGGTGCCAGGGAGCTGCGGCCGCTGTCATGTTGGTATCAGAACATACCTCAAAGACGGTGAGGAGCGTCAGATCAATCAGATCACAAAGTTCCTTGAACCGGATGAGAGCGTTACCGGTACCGCGCAAAATACAGGTTCATACCAGGCAGGAAGGTTTTAAGCAATGATGCAGGAACGGCCGTATCAAATCGAAGCGAGAAACGCGATTGAAGCGGAATGGGACAAAGGCGTGAAAAGGACGCTCTTGTCCATGGTCACCGGCGGCGGTAAAACGATTATATTTTCAAAAGTGATCGAGAACCGCGTGCGTCAGAGTGATCGTGTTCTGGTGCTTGCGCATCGCGGCGAGCTGCTTGATCAAGCGGCCGATAAATTACGCAAATCAACCGGACTTGGATGCGCCGTTGAAAAAGCGGACGAGACATGCTTTGGATCTTGGTTTCGCGTAGTGGTTGGATCTGTGCAAACACTCATGCGGGAAAATCGGTTGAACCAGTTCCCGCATGATTTCTTCAACACAATCATTGTCGACGAGGCACACCATGTTCTTGCCGACAGCTATCAGCGCGTTCTGCAGCATTTTGATGAAGCTCGTGTTCTCGGTGTAACCGCAACCCCTGATCGCGGAGATATGCGGAATCTGGGTGAGTATTTCGAATCACTTGCATACGAATATACCCTTCCGCGCGCGATCCGCGAAGGATACCTCTGCCCGATCCGCGCTCTTACGATTCCTCTTAAGTTGGATTTATCAGGTGTCGCAATCCAATCAGGCGACTTTAAAGCTGCAGACCTTGGAACCGCGTTGGATCCATACCTGCAACAAATTGCAGATGAAATGGAACGGAACTGTTCCAATCGAAAGACTGTTGTTTTTCTGCCTTTGATCAAAACGAGCCAGAAGTTTTGCGACATTCTCAAGTCTCGGGGGTTCCGTGCAGCTGAAGTCAACGGTGGCAGCCAGGACCGTGCGGAAATCCTTGAGGCTTTTGATCGCGGCGATTATAACGTGCTTTGCAACTCAATGTTACTCACCGAAGGGTGGGATTGTCCGACGGTTGACTGTATCGTCGTTTTACGTCCGACGAAGATCCGGAGTTTGTATTGTCAGATGGTGGGTCGAGGCACGCGCCTCGCGGCCGGTAAGGCTGACTTGCTGCTTTTGGACTTCCTGTGGCACACAGAACGGCACGAACTCTGTCGCCCGGCACATCTGATATGTGAGCATGAAGAAGTCGCTCAGCAAATGACGAAGAACCTTGAGGAAGCAAGCGCTGCGTGTATTCCAATCAACATTGAAGAAGCACAAAGGCAAGCGTCTGAGGATGTTGTTGCAGCGCGTGAAGAAGCGTTGGCTAAGCAGCTGGCAGAGATGAAAAGCCGCAAACGAAAACTCGTGGATCCACTGCAGTTCGAAATGTCGATCCAAGCCGAAGACCTATCTGGATATATTCCAACTTTCGGCTGGGAGTCAGCACCTCCATCCAACAAGCAGATTGAAACACTTGAAAAACTGGGCATCTTTCCGGATGAAATCAACAATGCAGGTAAAGCCGCAAAGCTACTCGACCGGCTCGAAATGCGGCGCGCTGAAGGGCTTACAACGCCGAAACAAATTCGTTTCCTTGAAGGTAAAGGGTTCCAGCATGTGGGCACTTGGGAATTTGATCATGCCAAACGTTTAATTGATCGTATTGCAGGCAATGGTTGGCGCGTTCCTTATGAGATTGATCCGAATGTGTACATTCCTAATATTCAGACGGGAGAATCATTCTAATGGTTGAACAATATGACGTCCGAGATGTGCTCAAACATATTGATCCCGCTGTGCTGGATTATAACGAGTGGCTGTATGTCGGTATGGCTTTGAAAGAAGCCGGATATTCCGTTCAGGACTGGGACGCATGGAGCAGCAGAGACACCCGCCGCTATCACTCCGGTGAGTGCGTGAAGAAGTGGGGGGGGTTCAATGGCGCGACACAACCGATTACTGCCGGCACGATTATTCAGCTTGCGCGTGACCAGGGATGGCAACCGCCGGAATGGCAAGGCGGCCGCGAACTCGACTGGAATGAAGCGATCGGCGCAAAGGATGATCTGGTTGTTGTCAACGCGAACTGGATTGAAAACCGTGAAGTACATGAACCGGAAAAATGGGATCCCGTGAAAGATCTCATTACCTATCTTGAGATCATCTTTGAAGCATCTGACAAGGTTGGTTACGTTACTCGTTCATATGAACATGATGGTCGTTACCTTCCGGACAAAGGCTGCTACGACCGTACTGCCGGACAATTGATTGATCTGCTTAAGAAATGCAAAGGCGACATTGGAAGCATTCTGGGCGACTACAATCCCAGCGTTGGTGCGTGGATCCGGTTTAACCCGCTCGATGGAAAAGGGGTAAAGAACGACAATGTGACCGACTTTCGGTTCGCCCTGGTCGAATCCGACGAGACGGATATCGACCGCCAGAATGCTATCATCCGCGAGTTGGAGCTCCCTGTTGCCTGCTTGGTGCACAGCGGGAAAAAGAGTCTGCACGCCATCGTACGTGTCGAGGCGGCTTCCTATGAAGAGTACCGCAAACGCGTCGACTATCTTTACACCGTATGCCAAAAGAACGGTCTTCGCATAGACAGTCAAAATCGCAATCCTTCGCGGCTTTCACGATTGCCCGGCGTAATGCGATCCGGCAAGAAACAATTCCTCGTTGATACAAACATCGGGAAACGCTCATGGACTGAGTGGTTCGAATGGATTGAGAGCGTCAATGATGATCTGCCGGAGCCGGAGAGTATTGCGACGGTTTGGGAGAGCCTGCCAGAGCTGGCGCCGCCGCTCATCGATGGAGTTTTACGGCAGGGTCACAAGATGCTTTTAGCGGGTCCTAGTAAAGCTGGCAAGAGCTTCGCACTGATTGAGTTATGCTGCGCGATCGCAGAAGGTCGGCAATGGATGTCATGGCAGTGCGCCAAAGGCCGCGTTATGTATGTCAATCTCGAGCTGGACAGGGCATCGTGCCTTCATCGATTCAAAGATGTTTATAACGCGCTCGGTTGGGATCCGCAGAGCATCGGGAATATTGACGTATGGAATTTGCGCGGAAAATCAATTCCAATGGACAAGCTTGCGCCGAAGTTGATTCGCCGGGCAGCGAAAAAACACTATATCGCAATCGTGATCGATCCGATATACAAGGTGATTACAGGTGACGAAAACAGTGCTGATCAAATGGCAAAATTCTGCAACCAGTTTGACCTGGTATGCGCAGAATTAGGCGCCGCGGTGATCTATTGCCATCATCACAGTAAGGGCACACAAGGGCAAAAACGCTCTATGGACCGTGCATCTGGAAGCGGTGTCTTCGCTCGAGATCCGGACGCACTGCTCGACTACATAGAGCTGGAAACGACAGAGGCACTACTTGCTCAGGAAGAAAACAAAGCTGTCGCCGCGGCATGCTGTCAGTTCCTTGAAACTGCTGTTCAGAATTGGGATGAACATGTCTCACAGGATGATATGTGTAGCGCACCGTGCATGCTTAAACAAAGCGAAAAACTTCTGTCGCAGGCTGCATTCAGTGTACTTCGCGAAAAGGTGTTGCAAACCCGCGCTGAGGTTAAGAAAAGAAGTGCATGGCGAATCGATGGGACGCTTCGTGAATTCCCGAAGTTCAATCCAGTGAACATCTGGTTTACATATCCTGTGCATACAGTTGATACCGTGGGAAGTCTCAGAGACGTTCATGCGGACGGGGCAACAGTCGGTTACTCATACCTGAAACCGAAGAAGTCAGCCGCCGAAAGAACCGTGGAGAAACTCAAACAGCTTGACAATGCTTATCAAGCAATATCTGCATTGAATGGCGACGTCACGATAACGGACCTTGTTTCATACATGGGACTTTCGAAAAATACTGTGCGTGACCGGGTCGATCAAAGTGAAAAATATACGCGCGATGGTGGCAACGTTTATTACAAAATGTAGGGGTCAAAAAGTTCAAAAAGAAAATTGACCCCTGACCCCTAGGGGTCAAAAAACTCAAAAACACGGCTTTTGGACTTTTGACCCCTGTTCAAGTTTAGGGGTCAAAACGCAAAAAATACGGTTTTTGACCCCTAAATAAATGGCCTGTGGAGGGGTCAAAAACAGGGGTCAAAAAGTAGATATATATATATCTACTTTTTGACCGCCCCTGATTTGACCGCCACCACTCCAATCGCGCGAGAGAGGAACGAAGATGCAAATCGAATTTTTTATGCCGATGAGTAAAGTACCGACAGCAACCGATCAGGAAAAGAAGATTGGTATTCGCAAAAACGGGAAGCCATACAAGTATCAGCCCGCAGAGCTCAAGGACGCCGAAGCAATGCTCGCCGCACACTTATCGCGTCACGTACCGATTCAACCATATGAAACTGGTGTGAGACTTATTGTGAAGTGGTGCTTTCCGCGAGGCGACCATGCTGATGGTGAATATCGGGTTACAGCGCCGGATACTGACAATCTGCAAAAGATGCTTAAGGACGTCATGTCGAAGCTTGGGTTCTGGAAAAACGATGCATTGGTTGCATCAGAATTCTGTGAAAAGTTTTGGGCAGAGATACCAGGCATCTATATCAAAATTCAGTCACTTAATGAGATCGGCGGTGAACGTTCATGACGCTCGAACAAATTATTGCAAATGTTGAAGATGCACTAGGTTGCCGCATCAACCGCAGTCGGATCATATACAGCATTAACGAGGTTGTGCTTGATCTTGCACTTTCTATGCGAGTGACTCGCACGGATATCGCTTATAACAATCGTCTCCCACGGCAACCAGTTGAAATTATCGATGTACAACATGCTATCAATGGCGACAGAGTAACATACACCTTCGTGCCTCGGACATTACGATATTCCGACGATGTTCCAGAACTGCCTGTATGGTGCCACAACGCGATCGTAACTTTTGTGATGCAGTTGTACAGAGATCAGTATCACTGGCAGGTAGCAGCATGATTATTACTGCAATGATTTCGAAGAGTGCGCCGGTGTGTCTCGGCTGCCGGTTCGCAACAAAGACTGAGGACGGCCGAGTGTACTGCTCGAATCAAAATTGCATTTGGTATTTGCAGACTACGGTGTGTAGATGCGAATTGAAAGAAACGAAAATCTTTTCTGAGGTTGGTTAAATTATGAAGACTAGATATACACCGGAAAAATTGAAAGAAGATGAATACAAAATAGCTGTATTCCGGCAAAAACAATCATTACCCTACGAAGCAAAAGTATATCACGCAGAACGTCGTGCAAAAGAATTCTATGATGAACTTGATGGCCATTGCCATGTATCAGTAGGGGGGTTGGATAGCATTACACTCTTAATATTTCTGCGGAGTATCGGCATTGATGTCCCTGCTATTTCCGTTTCAACGCTGGAAGATAAAAGCATACAGAAAATTCATAAACAACTCGGCATCATAGAACTGAAACCATTAATGAGCAAGGTTGAAGTGTTGCGCGAATTTGGATACCCGGTTTTATCAAAAGAAACTGCTGGTAAGATTGCACTTTTGCAAAATGCAAATAGCAAAAACAAGGTTGTTAGACATGCAATTATCACGGGGGAGACTGGCGAGTATGGCGGGAACAGGAAAAACACTCGTATGAAAATGTCGCAAAAGTGGTTAGAAAAGTTTGGCGGATCTGACCCAGAAGGGGAAGCACTAGGATATCAAAAAGCGCCTTTTAAAGTTTCTGACAAGTGTTGTTATTATCTAAAGGAAAAACCTTGTGACGATTATGCTCGAGCAAACCATAGTTATCCATATCTCGGATTGATGGCGTCAGAACATGGACGACGAGAGAAAGCACTTATGACGAATGGGTGCAACTATTTCGGTGAAAATACGAAACGTAGTGCACCATTTGCGATATTTGAGAGACAAGATATTCTTCAACTTGCGCTTGATCTCAATGTCTCGGTTCCTGAGATTTATGGGGAAATTGTACGTGAGCCTGCTGGCATATTAAGAACAACTGGCGCACAACGCACTGGATGTTCGATGTGTGGCTTCGGAATACATCTTGAATCGCGTCCACATCGTTTCGACCAACTCAGACAGAAAAATTTAAAAGAATGGGAATTCTGGATGTTTGACATGGGGTGGGGCAAGGTTCTTGATTACATAGGTGTCGGATGGAAAGACGAGCAACTGAGTCTTGATTTAAACGCTGATGAAGAGCCCAAAGGAGATTTTTATGCCAAAGCAATACGGTGAACCAGCTTCGTATGAAACAAAGCTTGAACGCATCATGGCGCGACTTGGCGTTGACAAATATTTTAAGGAGGATTGATTTTATGACACCAGCAAAATTTAAGGAATCCAATCGCACGCTCAGAAAACCCGACAGTATGACCGACGAGGAATGCGGGTCGTTGGAAGTTTACACCGACGGAATGCAATGTATTTCTTGCTGGCGGTTGAGCCTGCGTGAGCGGTTGAGCGCGGTGTTCTTCGGGCGGATATGGCTTGGTGTTGTCTTTGGCGAGACACAACCTCCTGTATGGCTCATATGCTGCAGAACGGCGTTTGAGAAGGAGAAAACTGTATGACGCTTGACGATCTGAAGAACGTACGCCGGCAAAGGTTGCGCATTGTATCACTGCAAGAACGAATCGACGGTCTGCGCTCCCGGGCGGAGTATACAGCTCGGCAGCTAGGCGAGTACGGATCCGATGATGCGACACGCGACCGTTTAGCAGAATACGTCGCCGAATTGGACGATCTCGAGCATCATCTCACCAGTGAGATGATTACGCTTGAGCATGAGATGCAGGCTATAGACGATGCACTAAGCGTGTTGCCGGAGAATCAGGAAAAGGTGTTGCGATTGCGGTATTGTGAGGGGTTTTCGTGGAAACAAGTAGCAAAAAGAACGAATTATTGTGAGCAACATTGCAGGAAGATATCTAAGCTTGACATAAACCGTCTGTAGCAGTATAAATATTTTATGAGTGATTCTTTGGTAAATCTAAAAGCTTGTTTTTCTGTGCTTGAAAATGAATATCGTCGAGAAGATGCCCGATGTGAAGGTATTATTAACAGAAGCAGTATGTCCCTTCAGTTTGCAGGTGTTTTAGCGGGTATTTGTGTCGCTCAGTTGATAGCAGAAACAAGTAAAACTAATGTAAGTTATCTATTAGTGTGGTTATACTGCACATCAATTCTTATTTCCGTCGCAAGTGTTGTTATGCTAACCATGGCAATGAGTATAAAAAACTATCTTAGATTCCCCGATGAAGAGATTGATGTTGTAATTGTCAGAAAAATGTCTGAAATTGATTATGTTTTATGTTTGATCGACAGCATTCGGGTAATAATCCCTCACAACAGAGCTCAGAACGACACACGTTTAAATAAATTATCCATAGGTATATGGCTATGCGCGATTACTGTAATAATTATTTTCGCAACATTAATCAGTAGCGTTTTGACAAGGGTATAGATATGAGCGCTAAAAATACAAAAAAAACAGATCAACAGGAGCCAACAATTAGCCCAACTACTCCAATGGCTTTAAATCCAATGGCTCCTAAAAACATTCGATATCATTATAATTCTGATCCATTCCCCCCCTCAGAAGATGGTGGCTGTTTGGATTTACCATTTGGTCATGATGTTTATTGCAATCGCAAAGCTGACATGGAAAGCTCGCTTAGGAAAAAAGAAGACTATCAACCAAGCGAACGAGAGAAATATCGGAAAAAATTAGAAAAAATTTTTAAGGATCAAGACAAAACACTAAAGGAATAATAATTATGGCGCATAAATGCGCGGTTTACCTGTGTTAAATTAGTATTGTGAAGTAAGCAAAAGACCGTGGCGAAAAGCTCCGGTCTTTTTTATGGGCATATTTACACGATAATATTTGGATTCGTATAAAGCAGTTTTATTTCATCTTCGGTCAGCTCAATAGTATTTGCAGTGCGAAATTCATATGGACCGCCGTCAGGATTTTTGAAACGCTGGTTTACGATGGATTCGATGAGATCTGCATCTGGGTATTGATCATTAATCTGCTCCGTATAGATTGTTATATCGTGTTCGCCAAATACATGGCCACCCTTGCCGCTAATGAGGGTGCATTTCCAATAAGTTACACTCACAAAATTCACCTCCTGCGATCAGTATAGCAGGGTTAATTCAAAAACACACGAACGAGAGGTGGTGGCCGTGGCGAAGCAGCGTGATCCGTTACGCGACGAGGCAAAGCGCCTGTTCGATGAAGCGAATGGCGAGATCTCCAACCGTGATATTGCTGCGCGCCTTGGTACCGATGAAAAGAAGGTCGCGGTCTGGAAACAGCGCGACGGCTGGACTGTTGTACAACAAAAAAAGTTAGTACAACAAAAGGCCAAAGTACAACAAAAGAAAGCCGATAAAAAACTGGTTAAAGCCGCGGCTGAAAACGAAGCACTCACGGAGCAGCAAGAAATATTTTGCTTGCTTTATGTTAAGACATATAATGCCACCCAATCGTATCAGACCGCTTTTCAATCTAGTCAGCGCACGGCACACTCTTACGGATATTCGCTGCTGCAGCGTCCGGAGATCCGCGAGGAAATCAAGCGGTTGCAAGCGGTGAAGAATGAAGCGCTGCTTGCTACTGCCCAGGACGTTGTAAGCTTGCATATGCGGATCGCATTTGCGGATATTACCGACTTCGTGGATTTCAAGGGTTATATGGTTACTCTTCGAAAAAGTAACGAAGTGGACGGACAACTTATTTCCTCAGTGCAGGAGACCAAGGACGGCGTTTCGCTCAAGCTTGCCGATCGCCAAAAGTCACTCGATTTTCTTGAACGCTATTTCATGATGAACCCCATGGACGTTCACCGGAAAGCATACGATAATGCCCGGCTGGAACTTGATCGAAAGAAAGCACAGATTGAAGCAGCAGCCACGGGCGCTGGTTCACCAATCATCCCGGATGCGGTGTGGCGTGAGCTGATGAACCCTGCATACGCAGAACATTTAACGAATGATCGACCGATGCAAATTTATTTCGGCGGATCTTCCAGCGGGAAGTCGTTCGGGATTTTAGGTCAGCGTACTGTTCGTGACATGCTCCGCGGCGAACGCAATTACCTGATATTGCGAAAGACAGCACGTACGATTCGTAACAGCTGCTACAACGAGATTACGAAGTGCATCAATCGCATGGATCTCACTGCAGAGTTTACAATCAACAAAACTGACATGGTGATCACCCATAAAGCAAGCGGCCGACAGATTCTCTTTGCTGGCTTGGATGATGTTGAAAAGGTCAAGTCTATCACTCCGGCAGTTGGCGTGATTACGGATATCATGATTGAGGAAGCCACAGAGGCAGAATACAACGATTACAAGAGCTTGTTAAAACGCTTGCGTGGGCTATGTGAGGTCCCGAAACGCATGGTATTGCTATTCAACCCTGTGACACAGGATCATTGGATATACACCGAATTTTTTGTCGGTCGTTTTGATGATGCAACTGGTGTGTTTTATGGCACTGATCTCAGCATCCTGCGAACGACCTATAAGCATAATCGTTTTCTTGCACAGGAAGATATCGACCGGCTTGAGGGCGAAACGGATAAATACTATTACGATGTCTATACTCTTGGGAAATGGGGCATCCTTGGGCATCTGATTTTCACCAACTGGGAAGTCCGGGAACTCTCCGATGTCCTAAAGACAATACATCAGTTTTACAACGGGCTGGACTTCGGATTCTTTCCGGATCCGGCCGCGTTCGTACGGGTCGGTTTAAATCGTGCGAAAAAAGAGGTATACATTTTTAAGGAGCGTAAAGGGACACACCTAACAAATGATGTTCTCGCAAAGGAAATCAAACCGATTGTTGGTCGCGAAATAGTAACCTGTGACAGCGCTGAGCCTAAAAGCATACAAGAGCTCAATGATTTTAATATCACGGCGGTACCCGCCCGTAAAGGGCCAGGATCGCTTGAATTTGGTATTAAATGGTTGCAGCGCATGAAAATCATAGTCGACGTCAGCTGTACGGAAATGGCGGGCGAGCTTCGAAAGTATAAATACCGCGAAGATCGAGATGGTAACGTTCTCCCGCAGCCGCTTGACAAGGATAACCATTTGATTGATGGTACGCGCTATGCGCTTGAAGATGTTATGGTAGCAACCAAGGTCTCATAACGGAGGATCGATATGTTTATTACACAGATGGAGCTGAATAAGCTTCGCGTCGTCCAGGGCGGCGCTATGTCTGAGGGCGAGATCCTCACGAGCTTGATACGCGAGGATAAGGAGACGGCATCTTTCAAGATGGCGGTAACTGCCGAACGGTATTATCGTGGTGATCATGACGTCAAAGAGCACAGCTTCACGACAGAGTACATAACCGAACCAGTTGTTGCAGAAGACGGAACCCAAGCAGAACAGGTTGTGACATATACGAATTTTAACAGATCGGATATGCGTACCTCGAATCCGTTCTTTTGGATTCATGTGCTGCAGAAAACACAATATGTGTTAGGCCGCGAACCTTCGATCAGCGTGCAAGAAACATTCACTGATGCAGATGCATATGCTGATGCTCTTCATTCTACAACCGACGCTACGTTCATGAAATTGCTCACTGAGTGGGCGACAGCAGCTTCACAGGGCGGCAAAGCATGGATTAAAGAATATCGTGATCGTGACGGCCGGCTTCGCCAAGCTGTTATTCCACGGTGTAACGGCATCCCGATTTACGATACTGTGCATGATAAAACGCTTGTTGAGTTCATTTATCACTATCCGGTTGTGATGCACATTGGTCGTGATAAACGAATTATCAGAACATACGCTGAATGGTGGACGAAAAATGGCGTTACATACTGGTTTGCAGATGAAAACGATTCTTTCAAACCAGATCCTGATCGGGCAGGTGTAAGACCTCATTACCGCACAACCACATATATCAACGGTGAAGATGGCGTCACGCCCAAGGTAAAATCAGTTGAGCCAAAAACGTGGGAGCATTTCCCATTCGTTGAGCTGATGAACAACGAAGAAGGGCTGAGTGATCTTTCACGCTATAAAGACTTAATTGACGCATACGATCTCATTCAATCCCAGGGCAGTAACAATGCTCTGGATTTCAATGAGTTTTTCGCCATACTTCAAGGTTATGGTGGAGAAACAGCAAATGCGATCGTACGAAAATTGAGGATTAACCAGGCTGTAAATATCAACGGGCAGGGTGGAAACATTGACCTAAAACAGCTCGATCTTGACATGAAAGGCCGCATTGATTGGATAGCTGTTCTGCGTGATGCGATTCACGAATTCGGTATGGCGGTGGATATCAAGAAAGCCGACTTTGGATCAGCACCGTCTGGTGTTTCACTAAAATTCCAGTATACGCTGCTCGATCTAAAGGCGAACGCGCTGATCACGCAAATGAAGTCCGCGCTTGAACAGCACTTCTGGTTCGTAACTCAAGATATAAATAAAAAGGCAACAGCTGCATACGACCCGACTGTGATTGATATCTCGTTCAATAAGAGCATGATTACGAACGACGTTGAGACGATTAGTATGATCAACGCTTCGACCGATCTAGTGCCTGAACGTATTCTTCTTGCTGCGCATCCGCTTGTTGATGATCCTGATGCGGCACTCAAGGAAATGGAAAAGCAAAGAAAGAAAAAAGCCGCTGAAGCACGCAAAGCAATGGGTTCGTATGGACTGGCTGATGAAAAGGATCCGGATGCCGGGGGCGATGCTGAGTGACCGATTATTGGGTAAAGCGTGCGCTAGAACGACTACGCCGGGCAGAGTTGCTTGCGGACAACTATGAAGCGCGGATATTTCGACTTTACCAGGAATCATTTGAAGAGCTCAATGGCGAATTGAAAGCGCTTTTTCAGCATTATGCCGAACAAGGTTCACTTACTTCGTTGGAAGCAGCAGAATACTTGCGCGCACCGGTTACCCGTGAGCAAGCAGAAGTGATTATGCAAAAGCTTGCTGAAATCGAGGATCCTGATGTGCGCCGCCGCCTCCTTGCTCGTGCCAACAGTGCACAAGTATCCGCACGCATGAAACGTATTCAAGCTATGCAGGAAAATATCAAAGCAGAATGTGCTAAGATTGCGGATAAAGAAATCGCAATTCATCAGGAAGCTGCGCGGAAGTTAGGCACAGATGCTTATTACCGAAGTGCTTTTGATACTCAGCAGGGTGTCAACGCAGCGATACCATTTGCACAAATGACGATTGAAAAGATTGATGCGGTGCTTTCCGAACGTTGGGCTGGGGAGAATTACTCTTCACGCGTTTGGCAAAATGCTGAGGTGATGGCGCAAAAACTCGGAGAGCTCATACGCACCAATGTTGTTTCAGGGCGTCCATGGGAACAGTGCATCGATGAAATGCAACAGTATATGGCATCTCCGGATCAAGGCGGCTATTATGCTGCAACGCGACTTTTGCGGACGGAAACGATGCACGTCTACAATGAGATGTCAGCTGAGGCAAGCAGATCCATGGGTGCGCGAAGATATCGCTTTATTGCAGTGCTGGATCTCAAAACGTCAGAAACTTGCCGGCGACATGATGGGCTTATGGATCCGGACACAGGAAAATATTACACTTATGCTAAGCGGAAAGCCGGCGTGAACTTCCCACCATTGCATCCGTGGTGTCGTTCAATTGAAGCGCCGTATATCAGCAAAGAGACGCTCAAAGACATGACGCGCCCGGCACGAAATCCTGTGACTGGTGAGATCGTACAGGTGCCTGCCACAATGACATACAACGAGTGGTACAAAGAGTATGTCGAAGGTGACGAACAGGCAGTGTTGAACGAGCGAATGATCAAGAATACTTCTGGGGATCGCGAGCAATGGCAACGTTATCGTGAAGTTCTTGGAAAGAATGCTCCTAAGGACCTTGCTGCGTTTCAGCGTATAAAGTATACTGATTCTGCTAGTTGGGCAGACGCAAAGAGATCTTACCGAGATACGATCTCGGTAAATCGTGTATTAGCTGAGCCGCTGCAAATTGATGCGGGGCAGTTTGGTAAAAAGGTTGGGAAACACGCTTCTGATTTTGGATTGGATGCATCAAGTGTTTCCGATCGCGAAGAAGTTACCAAGATCATACATGGGATTGTTGACAACTATGACACTGTTTCCAAAGGAGCATGGCGCGGACAGCAATCTGAAGTGCTATTTTTCACGAAAGCAGAAGACGTTGTTGTGACTAACCAACAAAAAGCATTTATTACTATCCTGAAAGGAGGAACCAACAATGCAAGGGTTAAAAACTCAAGAAGAATCCGCATTTTGCCGATTCTTTGAAGTCGTACAGCAACATGCGACGGCATTGGGGTTTGTGTTCTTCCTTGACACCGGCGAAGGTCGTGACGTTTCTTTTCAAGACATGGAAGGTGAGGATATTTCCGGATGGCTAATCCCGTGTCAACATGCCGCCGAATTTCAGGATGAATGGGAAAACACTCGACCTTCTGATCAATGGCTTTCGTTTTTCCGATTTGCAATTTGGCGATTAGAGAACGGAAATCTCATGATCGATTTCAAAGAATTTAACTGAAGAACTTACAATCAATAACCCAAGGACGTTCTGAAACGGGCGTCCTTTTGTTATACCCAAATTGCCAACCATGTCGGCGTTTAAATGCATGGACTGCCCCAGGCGCGGAGTGGCCGCGCGTTTATAAGTTAAATCGCGGGTGGGTAAGGAACAATATGCCTGAATTTCTCAAAAAGCTATTTGGTGAAAAAGCTGTGACATTCGAAGAGTTCGAGACAGCCTACAAAGCACAGGAGAAAGACGGTGTAAAAATCGTCAACCTGGCAGATGGGGGATATGTCGACAAGCAGAAGTTTGACGCGAAGGCTACGGAAGCGAAAACCGCTACCGACAGTCTGGCGACGCTGCAGGAAACCGTTAAGAAGTTTGATGGCGTAGACGTGGACAAGCTGAAAACAGCTGCCACAGATGCGCAGAAAAAATTTGATGCGGATCTTGCTACTGTACGCCGTGACAATGCTGTGGATCTGGCCCTTGTTAAGGCGGGTGCACGCAATGTCAAAGCGGCGCGTGCGCTGCTAGATCTCTCCAAAGCAAAGCTTAAGGACGATGGTAGCGTGGAAGGCGTGGACATTGAAGCTCTGAAAAAGTCGGATGCCTATTTGTTCACGGTGGTAACTGAAACTGATACCGGCGACGGGCACGATGGCGGGGATCCCGGCGCAGGTGGCGACAAAACAAGTACGCTTGAGAGTGAAATCACGGGCGCGTTATTCGGTCCGCCCCCCGCCGCAAAATAATAATTTACGGAGGTTATTTTTATGCCTATTTCCCTTGCACAGGCGCAAGCTCTTTCTCAGAGCAAGCTGACCAATTTCGTTATCAGCGAATTTCGCAAGTCGGCGCTTCTTGATAAGCTGCCGTTCGACAACACGGTTCTTCCGCAGGGTGGCCAAACGCTTGCCTATGTGTACAACCGGGTTACAACGATGGCTACGGCGGCTAACCGTGCAATCAACGCCGAGTATGTACCGCAGGAAGCGGCAACCACGCAGCAAACTGTCAATCTCAAGGTTTTCGGTGGATCGTTCCAGGTTGATCGTGTGATTGCAAACCACCAGAAACAGGTTGTCGATCATGTTCAGTTCCAGGTGCAGCAGAAGACGCAGGCGACGATCGCGCTGTTCCACGATCAGTTCATCAATGGTGATTCTGCTGTGAATGGCGGAGTCGCATTCGATGGACTTGATAAGGCAATTACAGGGAGTACGACCGAATATACGCCGACGGCGAACATCAACCTTTCCAGCTCTGCAAACATCGACAGCAACTGGAAAGTATTGCTTGATTCCCTGCGCAAACTTCGTGCGCTTATGGATCAGGCACCTACGCTTCTGCTCATGAACCTCGACGCGTTTGGCGTGTTTCAGAGCGTCATGGATCGTGCGGGCATCAATCTTGCATCGAAGCAGGACTATGGCTTTGAAACCGTCCAGTGGGGCAATGTTCTTGTTATGCCGCTGGGTGACAAGCCGGGCACATCCAATCCCGTTATCGAAACGGACGAGAACGGTCTGACGAGCATTTATGCAGCACGTCTTGCGTTGGATGGTGTGCACGGCGTGTCTCCGGACGGTACCACCGTTGTAAGAACGTACCTGCCTAATATGACAGCGCCGGGTGCGGTGAAGACCGGTGAAGTTGAGATGGTAGCCGCTATGGCGCTAAAGGCGACGCGTGCGGCCGCTGTGCTCCGCAAAGTACAGATCGCGTAAGGAGGAAAAACGGATGCCGAGAATCTATGCGCAAAATGAAACGCATGAGATGGACTTCGGTTACGTTGATTTTGTTGCTGGCGTCGCGGTGTTACCCGCTGGCGCCAGCGTTGACTATTTCAACGCTGCTGATCTCCACTATATCGTGGATGATTCCAAGCATAAGCTTGAGTTGTGGGATGGTATGACTGTCGCGCAGCTTGATGAACTTTACACTTACCTTGGCGGAACCCCGTCCGGCGAGGATACCAAGTATGCAAAGGTTCGAAAGATCGAAACGTTGCTGTCTGCGAAGCTCCTTGTTGCGTTGGTGGTGGCTTCCGAAGCGGGTACTGAGGTTGGTGACACAAAGATCACGATCACTGATCCCGGCGAAGCAACATACTTTGCGAAAACTGGCGAAACGACAGCGCCATCGCTGCTTTATGGCGACGTACCGGATGATACATGGACAGAGCTGACACTCGTTGCGGGGGTTACTCAGTTCACGCCGGGCGACGTAGCGCACGATAAGCTTGGCACTGTTCGGGTGAATGCTGACGGCGCGGTCGATGCGATCGCAGCTGATGATTTGGTGGTGAATTCGTAATGTACAAAATCAAAACCAATCTTGATGTCAATGGGCGCGGCTGGGGACTTGATTTCGAGCATGGCGTTGCCTATACCGAACGTGACGACCTCGCTAGACGGTTAAAATCGCTCGGATACGAAGTCGAGAAACAAGAGCAGAAAGCTGAGCTGCCTGCTGTGATCGAAACAGTCAATACAAACCCTCCTGAGTCGACAGATGCAGAAACGACTGATCCCGTTAAGAACGACGTGGGTAAGTTTATTTGCTCGATATGCGGCAAAGAGTGCGGGAGCCAGGCAGTGCTTACCCGGCACATGAACAAAGAACACGCTGAACATGCTTGAAAGGATGGCTGACGGATGAGTACTGAAAGCACAATTGCAATACTCACTGTAAAGGCTAAGGTGCCGCTCGGTATCACCGATACGGACACACTTTTGGACTGGGTTGTTGCGGGAACACTTGATAAAGTGCTTGTCGACATCCGCCAGCCCTTTCTTCCCGCACTTCTTTACAACACTGTTGCGGAGATGTGCGTTGATGCCTATCGTATAGCGAAAGCCGCGGCAGGCGATGACGCAGGGCAGATTGTTGGTAGCGTGTCGAGCGTATCAGACAACGGACAATCTGTGTCTTACCGTGAGAGCCCGTACGCCGGCGCGATCGCAAAAGCGGCGGAAACCATTCTAAAGGACTATGATAGGCAGCTGGCCGCATACAGAAGGATGTGACGGCGCATGAATATTCCCGCAAGTTTCCTGCAGGCGCAGGCGACGGCATTTCAGGATAAGACCATCGCGCTGCTTGCGACGGCAACTACCTCAGGCTCGCTTGGCAGCGTAACGAAGTCGCCGGGGGCAAGTGTGTCGACGCATGCTTGTAACGTTCAGTTTGCTTCTGACAAGCTGCTGATCGAGCAGTATGGGCTTGTTGCAGGGCAGGATATCATCATCACGGCTGGTAGTTTGCCGATTGTCAAGGACGATTTCGTATCCTATTGCGGAGTTGTATACCGGGTGATTGAAACGCCGCGTTTTGATTCCCACATCAAGTTGATTGCAAAGCGGTGGCAGACATGAGCGTAGTATTTGAATGCGACAAGCTTGTAAACAAGCTCAGGGTAATCGGTGATAAGGATATCGCCGCTAATGTTGTTAAGCGTTTGGTTGCAAGGGGGATGAACATTGCAAAGCCTTTAGCGCAATCCACAAAAAGCGACGTTGCTGCCGGTATCGTTGCGGATCCGCTTGAGACAGATGGAGATACAGCAACAGGCGGATTCGGGACCAACCATCAATTGGCACCTTTTTTTGAGTATGGCACGGGCTTGCCGGGGCACCAAGGTGTTGTTTCAAATGGTCAGCCGCGGAATCCAGCCGCATCTGGTTTTGCATTTACGCTTCAGACTACGATCTTGTCAGGACCGAATGCTGGAAAGCAGCGGCGTGGATGGGTCTATTTCAAAGATGGTCGTTTTTATCACACGCTTGGACAGCCAGCACGGCCGTTCATGTACCCGGCACAAGCCTTGCTTGAACAAGAAGCTGGTGAAATTGCCGGCATTACTGTGAAAGACGCGATAAAGGGGTAATTATATGGGCATTGAAGAACTGATCAAGGAATTGATTGAAACAATCACGACAGTCACTTGGACGCCCGGCACTTACCCTCAGAGCATCGCAACGATGAAGACGAAGCCTGTTGGCGCTTGGGGTGTAACTGTGGGAACCGGCCAGACAACCAACACGAGACGGCTTGCGACAGTTGAAACCAATGTTTCAGCCTCGGTATGGTGCGCGTCACCTGAGCTTCGTGCAGCGGTGAAAGAAGCTGTATTGAATACGCTTTCAGGGGTTGGATTCGTTGCCCTTGTACCATATGATGCCGAGGTTACACTCGAGGATCAGTCAACGGCCTATGTTTCAAACATGACATTCCGGGCATGGATTGATACCGTAACCGGATGGGTTTATCAGAATCAGAATTCATAACAGAAGGAGTAAACAATATGGACAGACTTGTTTCGATGGGGACTATCTTAAAGGTTAAAGCCAGCGGCGCGTCTGTGTTCACACAGATCACCGATGTAAAGAAGTTCCCTGCATTCATGGGATCCGCAGAAATGGTGGATACCACCTGTATTGAGGATACCCAAAAAACATCTGCGCCCGGGCAATCTGATCCCGGCGACATGGAATTCACACTTGCCTATACCGGCATGCAAGCAGGATCGAATTGGGACACTCTGCGTGCCCTGCAGCTTGCTGATGTGGCGGCGGATTTCCAGGCGATTTTCCCGGACGGTTCCGGTTTCCAGTGGAACGCAAAAGTGGCGCTGTCCATGGGCGAGGTCGGTGACGGCAACAGCCCGCTGGAATTCGGCTGCAAGCATTTCCCGACGGGTGAGATCCTGCCGATTGATGAAATCGTTGAGACTCCGACCTTTACAACGGATCTTCTGAGTGTTGATACCGTTGCTGAAGGCGCAAGCAAAACGCTGATGATCGTCGCGGCCGTGTCCGATGGCGGCACGCTGACGTATTTGTGGTACAAGAACCACATCGCCCTGCCGGAAGTAGCTGCGTCTCTTACGATTGCGGCCGCGGAAGCGTCCGATGCCGGCGCATACAAATGCGTCGTTACGAACACGAAGAATGGCGCGTATGTCTCCGCACAGAGCAACGTATGCCAGCTCGCTGTAATCTAAGCAAATACAAACAAGGGGGCGGTTGCGTAAAACAACCGCCCAATATTTTCGGAGGGGAATATGGAAACATCTTTTGTGCTTACGGTTTCCGGTGAAGAGCACCGTCTTGCAATGCCCACGCGTTGGGTTATTGAAGCAGAGAAAAAGCTTGGCATGTCGCTCGTGGCTGCTATGGAACAGATCGATCGTAACTCGGTGATCTCCATTGTATTATGGGCAGCTATGCAGAAGCTTGATCACGGAATGACTTATGAAAAGACCTGCGACCTGATCGATAAGATGGTCGAAAACGGGTGTGAGTTTGGCGGCACTGGTTACGAGGACTTTTCCGTTACAGTTCGCGCTAAACTGTACTCGCAACTCATGGTCATTTCCGGTTTTTTTACGAAGGAGCAGTCGGCAGCGATTACGGCGGAGATGGCCAAAGCGTAACCGACGAAGAATTCAGCGCGACGAAGATTATCCAGAGCGAATACGATGATGCTTTGCGTATCGGTATTCGCTCTGTTGAGTTTTGGGATTTATCGCACGGTGAAATACAAGCAGAAATTCGAGCGTTTAACAGGCGTGAGAAAGAACGAGCCAAAGAAGAGCGGATCCGTTTTGAATGGCTTGCGATATTTCTGTATCGTACATCGATTGCTATCAGCGCAATGGTTTGGGAACCGAAAAAGGCGCCTACAATCAAAAAACTGTTCCCGGAACTCTTTCAGGAAGAAGAATCGTCTGAAGTTCCGCAGTGGAAAAGGCAACAAGCGGGAATGGCCGCATATGCGGCTGCACATAATGCAAGATTAAGAGCCAAAAAGAAGGGGTGAGATCATGGGCAAGAGCGAAGAAATCAAGGTTTTAATAACTGCTGACGCCGGAAAACTCAACCGTGAACTCACCTCAGCTGAGAAAGCAGTACTTAAGGCAAAGGGCATTGTGCAGTCCGCGAGCGGCGCGGTGGAAGGTTCCAGTAAATCCTGGGCTAAATATCGTAACGCAGCTGTCACTGAAATGAACAAGGCCATGGAAGGCGTAAGGAAAGCCCAGGAGAAGGTGCGCCAAATTCGTTCGCAGATCTCTGCAACTACTATGCCTGATAACGATCTTGCGCCTTATATCGAAGCTTACCGCGGGATGAATCGGAGCGATGCACAGATTCAGGACATGATTGCAGAGATGCAGCGCCCAAGTCCTGCATTACAGCAGCAATTGGATACCGCAACCGCAGAGCTGGAAACGTACAAAAAGGCTGCTCAGGATGCCGGACAAAGTGTTGATTACTTGAACCAAAAGGTTGAAGAGACTTCGCGTGCGGAAAACGCACAGGTAGAAGCGGCGAAATCAGCGGCCGCGCGTGCACGAGATCAAGCGAAAGCTACCAGAGAAGCTGCAACAGCGCAT